GCTGCGACCCTAGCGCTGAAGGCTGTCCGCGACCTTGGGTGGGCCTTGGCCGTAGGGTGCCTAGGGGTGGGGGTGGCGGTCTTCTTACGCTCCCGCCGTCAAAAGGCCTAGGAAGGGCACGGAGAGGCCTTTAAAGGGGTACCCTATGGGCGACCTATGGGTGGGTTTTGCCCCCCCTAAACTAGCCCGTCAAAAGTTTTGGTAAAGGATGTTGACGGAATGCAATCCGTGGGAAAGGATGTTCGGGCACCACCAAGAACATGACCACCGATAACCTCAACCTCAACGCCCTGACCCACGAAGCCCTGTCCGCGATCTTCTTCGCCGACATGAAGCTCGTCGGAACGCCCGCCTATATCGGCGTCGGCTTCTTCTGGAGCATGGAATACAAACACACCCTGCGCGATGCCTCGGTCTCTGCTCGCCGAAAGGTTCACAACGCCTTCCTCAAGGCCGGCCTCGCCGTTGACGGCGCCTCTCCTGCCCACGCGGCTATCGTCGCCCGCTTCGCCCGCTAATCTCCACCCACACCAAACCAATGACCAAACTCCTCGCCATCCTCTTCTGGGCCACGCTCGCCGCGTTCGCCCTCGCCACCTTCCTCGACCCGAAGTTCCCGGGCATCTTGGAAATCCTGAACAACTTCTAATCTCCACCCACACCCAAACACATACCACCATGCCTAAAGAAGCAGACATCACCACGATCACCATCGCCGGACGCCCGATCAGGCTCAAGCGACCCATGCAGTCCTGGGCGGCCAGCAAACTGGAACAGACGTTCCCGCAGCTGAACGCCCTGAACGAAGCCGGCAAGACTCAGGGCGACGCCGCCGCCGCGCTGGGCGTCTCGCTCAACTCCGTTCGCAACTGGGCCGCCAACACCGGCCTCGAGTGGAAGAACATCGACCGCCGCGGTCCTTACAAGCGCATCAAGTAATGCCTGACCCTCTCGCCCACTCCCGCGACATGATCACAACCATCCGACCGAACAAGATGCCCACCCTCTGGTGGCTCTTCCCCTGGGCTTACGCCCGCACCCTGCACATCAGCGCCAACGCCCTCAAGGCTTACGCTGACCGCCTCGAGGATATGCTCGACCTCCAGAGTCGCACCATCAAGCGACAGGCTGCCGACATCAAACTGCTACAGGCCCGCGTCCGCGATCAGGACGACGCCATCATAAAGGGCACGGCCATCACCCCAGACGCTTATCCCCATGAGTAGTTTCCAGCACCTCGAAGGTATGCGTAACCTCATCCTCGAAATCTACGAGGTCAACGAACGCATCATGACCGGGGACATCTGCTCCGCCAAGTCGGCCATCGCGTCGACCAACGTTAAGAAGATTCTGAACCACTACCACGAAGCCCTGCACGAAGACGGCGCCGTCAAGGTATCGCTCCAGGCTTACGTCGCGGCGGGTGGATGGGTCGGCATCCAATACTCCTATGAGCTCGACGGCTTCGAGGTCGCCGGATCACAAGTTCCGAGACGCGTATGACTAAGCCCCCTATTATTAAAATATGGGAACGCCAAGATGCTAAGTCTTTAGGGTTTCCCGACAAATGGGACGGCATTCGTCCAACACAATTTTGGCTAGATACCTATTTAATGGCATTAAAGGAATGCGATGAGTTATTGTCATCTTCAGAAGTAAGGTCTTATTTTGGGATTAGCACATCCGTAGCCAGAAAATATGCTAAGGATGGGAAAGTTAAATTGCTTCAAGAATATCGCTCGGGTGGCATTAGGTTTTCTAAACTTAACATAATGGAGTGCCTAGAACGCGGAACAATTAAAGCAACTAATCCTGTATGACCCGCCCCTTCTCCATCGTCGCCCTGTTCCTCCTCGGCTTTAACTCAGCTGCGGCCTCTGACGCTACCTTCCTTGAGGCCATCGCCATGGTCGAGTCCGGCCAGAACCGCAAGGCCATCGGCAAGGCCGGCGAGCGTGGGATGTATCAGGTAGGCAAGGCCGCGTGGAACGACGCCAACGCCCTGCTGGAGTCCGAGAAGCACTTCCACTACCAGTGGTCACAGTGGCGCAATATCACCGCCCAGGACATGATCGCGGCGGCTCATCTCCGCATCCTCCGCAAGCGCTTCAAGGCTGACGGCTACTCGACCCCCACCCCTGAGCAACTGGCCGTGGCTTGGAACCGTGGCTACGAAGGCGCCAAGTCCTACGGCTTCGCCCCAAACGATTACGCCACCCGAGTCGGGAATTTATTCCGCTCGCAAAAGGTTTTGACCCGTTGAAAGTTTCGACATGGCGCATCTGATTGTCTGCATCGACCCCGGCCAGAGCGGCGGCATCTGCTGGTCTGTCGACGGTGAGCCGGTCACCTGCGAGAAGATGCCCGGCACCGATGTCGAGGTCTGCCAACTGATCGCCGACCTGAGCTCGAAGGCCAAGGACGTTGAACTCTTTCTCGAAGAGCCTAGCACCGCCGGCTACGGTCCTCTCATCCCCGCTGCCGCCATCGCTCGACTCGCCCAGAATTACGGCATGATCTACGGCGCCGCCGTCGCTATGGGTTTTATCATTCACCGCGTGAAGCCCCAAGCGTGGCAAGCCGCTCACTCCCTGGGCAAGAAGAAGGACCACGGCAAAGGCTGGAAGGCTCATCTCCGTGCCCGGGCTCAAGAGCTCTTCCCCACGCAGTCGGTCACTCTCTGGTCTGCCGATGCCCTGCTAATCTTCGACGCGGCAACGCGCCGTGCAATTAACTGAGTTTACATAACTCGACCAAACCCTCCCTTTTGTAACCTTCCCAACCTATGAAAAAGAACCTCCCCACTTCCACCGCCGAGATCCGCGTCATCCCGAAGACGCAGTACATTCTGCTTCCCGACAACAAGGTCGCCCGCTTGCTGACGCCCACCGTCCGCCCCTCCGGCGATAACTACAACCTCCGCATCGACGGTCGCACCCGCCAGTTCACGCTAGACGCTATCAAGGCCATCATCGACGGCGCTGACCCGGCCACAGTCGGCAACAAGTAATCTCCCACCATGAGCACCACGCCCAAGAACCAAACCCCCACCGCCGATCTGATTGCCGCCCTGGCTCAGCTCGACAACGTCAAACCTAACAAGGTCAACCCTGCCTATAAGGCGAAGTATATCACCCTCGACCTGCTGCTCGATTCGGTGAAACCAATTCTCTTCGAGCATAACCTGGCACTGATCCAGACGCTCGTCAGCGAAGAGGGCAAAGTCGGCGTCTCGACCGCCTTCCTGCACACCTCCGGCGAGCGCTTTGACTTCGGTCGGCTCATGCTCAAATCCGAAGGCCTAGACGCTCAGAAGATTGGCGGGGCTATCACCTACATCCGGCGCATGAGTATCTGCACGGCCTGCGGCGTAAGCGTGGACAATGACACGGACGGCAACGACCTCGTTCAGGCCTCTGGCTTCCGTTCTGCGGCCACTTCCCAGACTATCCTAGGCGGAGCCTCTGCCCCTGCCTTCTCCCCCACCCCTCGCCCCCTGACCAAATGAGCGACCCCAAGCCCTTCGACCCCTTCGACCCCATCTCCGCCGCGATGGGCGCTATGCACGGCCAGAACCTCCTCGCGGCTAAGGACGCCCGCATCAAGCAGCTCGAGGAACGACTCGAAGGTATGCGTGAGGCCGGCGACGAACTCTGGTACTGCGTCCGCCACGCCCAGCGCATCGACGCCGACGCCCTGATTGAGGCTATCGAGGAATGGCAGGAAGCCCGCAACCATGCCTGACATACCCGCCGGCATCGAGCGTATCGCCAAGACCGTCTCAGGCCAGTACGCCTTGCTCCTGTTGCTAGACGGTTACCCTTACGTTGAAATGACCGCCCGCAAGCAAGCCGACTACCTCTCCGACCTAGGACTTTGGAAGCGTAAGACGCACCCGTCGCTTGCCCGGTCACAGGTTCGCTTCTTTACGCTCGCTCCCACTGGAGAACTAAAAGAACTTACCTTCACCCGATGACCAATCGCGAATACCTGAGGAACATCCTCACTCAGCTCGGTGGCGAAGTCGCCGCCTTACGTCCGACCCCTGATGATTCTCACCGCCTTGCCGGTGACGACCTGTATCATCTGCAACTTGCCATCAATGAGGCCGCAGCCGAACTCGAGCGCCTGAGCGCCGATGACATCGAAGAGGCCTACCACATCAAACCGATCTACGACCGACTGAAGGCCGTCGTCGCTCATGAGCGCGTCCTCCGCAATCAGCTCGACCGTGTGGCCCTCGCCGCCGACAACGCCATCGACCTCTGCAACCTCCTTTCAGCGCACGTCGAAGAGCACAACCCAAGCGAAGACGACGCCGCCCTTTAATTTCCCACCACCATGCCACAAATCCACGACAGAAAAGAATACCGCGCCTTTCCAGCGCTTAACCAGTCAGCCGCAAAACATCTCCTGGTCAGTGCCTCGCACTATCAGGCCTACATCAACACACCCCACGAAGAGACTAAGGCCTTGCGCTTCGGCACCTTCGTTCACTCGGCAGTCCTCGAGCCCCACACCTTGGACGACCTTTATGCGACCGCCCCGGACGTGGATCGCCGCACTAAGGACGGCAAGGAACAGTGGGCCGCCTTCGCCACGGCCAACGTCGGCAAGACTATCCTCGACGCGGAAGAGTCCGCTACCGGGCACCTCGTCGCTTCGTTCGCCCGCCTTGCGCTGAAGAACCACGGCGTCAAGTTTGACGAGACCGAAGTCATGTACCACGTCGACTATAACGGTATCCCGCTCAAGGCCGCCATCGACGGCGTGGCCGGCGACTACCTCTGGGACATCAAGACGACCGACGACGCTTCCGCTGCCGGCATGCTCAAGGCCATCCGCAATTACCGCTACAACCTTCAGGCTTATTGGTACCGCATCGTCTACGAGCTCGCCACTGGCCGACGCCCTCTCGGCTTCCGCTTCCTCTTCGTCGAGAAGGAACCGCCCTATGCGACCGCCGTCTGCGAGATCGGGCCAGAGCTGATGTCCTGGGCAGTCGCCGATTTCGAGAAGGCCGTGAACCTCTACCGCGAGTGCAGCGCCTCCGGCGTCTGGCCCGCCTACCCGGACGACGTGCAGGTCATCGACGTCAAGTCCACGACCACCGCAACCCCTATCACCTTCGCCTAACATGGAACCCACAAACGAACGCCCCCCGCTGACGAACATCTCGACCAACGGAACCTACCGCCTGAAACTCATCCGCCCCAAGGGCACCGACAAGGTCAAAGTCTGGGAGGACGGCACCTGCTCGGCCCGGCTCTTCTTCGTCGACGACAAGGGCTTCTGCCTGAGCAAGAACTTCTCGAGCAAGTACGGCAAAGCCCTGGCTATGCTCGTCGGCAAGTTCTCCGGCAAGTTCACGAACGAGATCAGGCTCGACGCGACCCCCGCCGAGTACCTCCAATACATCGACGGAGCCTGCGGCCAGACCATCCTCGTCGGCGTGGAGTGCGAAGCCAATGGCGAGTACAACGGCAAGCCCCAGTACAAGTACAAGCTGACCTATCCGAAGGGCAGCCAGAAGCCGACCGTTGCAAACGACCTGCCGAACCCCGAAGACGTCCCCTATTAATGAGCAACCGCCTCAAGATGCGTCAGGCCCTGGTCGAAGCGCTGCTCAAGGCGCCTGACCTCAACCTCCGCCGCGTTCGCCGGCGCATACGCATGTCCGCAAGACAGACGCGCATCGCTTCCCGCGAGGCCAAGGCCATCCGCAAAGCCAACGCCTCCGAATGACCACCATGGCCGCCCCGACCCTTGTTCTGATCTGCGGATATGCAAGGGCCGGGAAGGACACCCTAGCCTCGGGCATCTTAGAATGGGCGACAAGGCCTTCGCGTAAGCAGAACTTCGCCGACCACCTAAAGGACGCGGCCAATGACTATCTCATGTCGCTCAACCTCGAGGGCGACTTTCACAATGAACCCTTCAAGGTTAAGAACCGCGACTTCCTAGTCGCCGCTGGTCGACTTGCCCGGTCAATTGATAAGGACATCTTCGCCAAAAACCTTGCCTACTATTGCCCGATCCAGATGACGCCAGGGGAACAGGCGCCGGAGACTGTCATATGCTCCGACTGGAGGTATGGAAATGAGCTGGTCGTGTGTCAGGAAATTTTGCACGACCTCGGCTGGAAGGTCCGCACCGTGTACGTCTCGACCGCTGGCGTCGGCCCCGCCAACAACGAAGAGCTCGACAGCATCCTCGACATCCGCGAGCGCCACTGCTTCGACCTCGAACTGACCTTCGCCCCTAACTCCCGCAATGCCATCATGCAAGAAGGGCGCTACATCGCAAAGACATGGCGACTCTGATCATGGAGAAAGAGCTGTCCCTCGAGGAACGCATCCTCTGGGCTCGCCGTGCAGGTCTTAGCCAGGAGCGAATCGACTTTCTCCTATCGTGCCCGAAGTACACCCGGGCAGGACGTGACGGCCGCGACCCGATCATCAAGGCCGAGAACCCCAATCACCATCTCCAGAAGCTAGGCGACTGCTGGTGGCTGCGCATCCGCCGGCGCAAGACCGACATCCTCCACAACCTAGGCAAAGACCTCGACACCGCCCGCCGGCACCGCGACGAGATGCTGACCGCTTACGACTTAGGCCTACCCATTCCACACCTAACAAAATGAGCATCATTCGCTGGATAGCCGCTGGTGACAATCACGGGCATCACGTCTGCAAAGAGACTGAAGAAGCCCTCGCCGTTCACATCGGCCGCTGGAAACCGACGCTCCGCATCGCCCTCGGAGACTGCTTTGATTTCGGGGCTTGGCGTAAAGGTGCCTCGACCGAAGACCAGGAGGAAGGCATCGAGGCCGACCTCAAGGCCGGCAATCATTTCATCCGCAAGGTGCTCAAGCCGACCATCTTCATGCAGGGCAATCACGACATCCGCGCAGAGGAACAGATGCTTTCCCGCAACGGTGACCGGGCAGACAACGCCCGACGCGCCGTGCAGTCCTACACTGACTCGCTCCAGGCTATCGATTGCCGCGAGATCCATCGCTACTCGGTCAAGGGCAAGAGCTCGAAGGACGTGAATCGCTTCCGCGTTGGCAAACTCACCGGCACGCACGGCTTCAAGACTGGCGTCTCAGCTACACGCGAGACCGCCCGCACCCTAGGCCGCCCAGGGGATGTCGTCATTCACGGACACACCCACGACTTCGCCCTCTGTACGATTGAGCACCTAGAAGCCAACATCGTCGGCGTCTCAGGGATGTGCCTGATGGACATCAATAAGGCCGACTACGCCCTCCGGCGCCTAGCCACGACCAAGTGGTGCAACGGCTGGCTCCATGGGGTCATCGACGAGAAGAGCGGCGACTGCAAGGTCTGGACCGCCCACCGCTTTCAAGGCAAGTTCATCTGCTCGACCGCTTACGACCTGATCTGATGCGCGTCGCCGACTTCATTAAGGCCGTCGTCAAAGCAAAGCCTATGCACGGCAAGCGTGCACAACCTGCCGACCTTTCCGGCTGGATCAGAACCAAAGACCTGCTGCCCCTTATCGGCGTAACGACCTTAGCCGGCATTCGCACGCCCCTTGAACGCATCGTCAAGGCTGGCTTCGCGGAGGTTAAACTTATTACAAAGACAAACCTAGCCTACCGCCTGTCGAAAAAGTTTAAGACCTGGGACGCAGCGCACACGGCCGCCATCGAGCTCGAGCGCTTCAAGGCTCCCGCCGGCTGGGTCACGCTCACGCAGTACGCTCGCAAGAATCGTCGCACCGTTCGCGGCATTCAGTACCGCGTCGACGGCATGGACATCGACACACGCGTCTACAAGACGCCCCGCCCTGTCCCGCACTACCGACGCACCGACCTCGACCGCTTATTGCGCGTCCGTTAAAACATTTGACGCAGGGCATCCACGCCCCCACACCTCCACCCCTCTCTTCCCATGATCCCGCCGAATAATGTCGCCGCGGAACGCCACCTCCTCGGCGTCCTCCTCCGTGATGCTCTCCCCTTCCCGCCTGACCTCAAGGCCTCCGACTTCTTCGATGGTACGCATGC